GTATTTAGAGAATTTTTTCATTTTAGTTCAATGATTATATGGGTTAAAAATAGTCTTACATTAAGCCAAACTGATTATCAAAGTCAGCATGAACCTTGCCTTTACGGATGGATGAATAATGGTTCTCATTCTTGGTATTCAGATAGGAAACAAACTTCTATTTGGCAATTTGATAAAGAAAGAGTTGTAGGACATACCACTCCTAAACCAATTGCTTTAGTAGAAAAAGCCATAAATAATTCTAGCAAAAGTGGTGATTTGATTGTTGATTTGTTTGGTGGTTCTGGTTCGACCTTAATTGCATCTGAAAAAATTGGCAGAAACGCACGGTTAATGGAGCTTGATTCTAAGTATTGTGATGTAATAGTAAAGCGTTGGGAAGATTTTACAGGCAAAAAAGCCATTTTATCGGAGTTATAAAAGATGTCAGATAAAAAAGGTAAAGGCAGGCCACCACATGAGCCTACGCAAGAAACAAAAGATACGGCTAGAAGGCTATCTGCTCTTGGTGTTCCATACGAAGATATAGCTTTAAGGCTTAAAATATCATCTGATACTTTGGTTAAGTATTACCAAGATGAATTAGACGAAGGCAGAATAGATGCCAATTCAGCTATTGCAGGCACTTTGTTCAATCAAGCTAAAAAAGGTAATACTGCTGCTGCTATATTTTGGTTAAAAACTAGAGCTGGGTGGAAAGAAACACAAGTTAATGAACACGCTGGTGATGTTAAATACGAAATTTCATGGCAAAAGTCGTAAAAATTGACATAGATTATGCACCTAGAAGCGTATTTATGGACTTCCATGAACGTAAAGAACGATGGGCTGTTATAGTTGCTCACAGACGCTGTGGTAAGACGGTGGCTGTTCTGAACGACACCATATACCGAGCATTAACTGAAGATAAACCTAATGGACAATACGCTTATATTGCTCCATACTACGCACAGGCTAAGTCGATTGCATGGAACTACTTATTAAGATTTACTGAACCTGTACGCAAGCAAGCGAATCAATCTGAACTTTGGGTAGAACTCATAAACGGTGCAAAGATACGATTATTTGGTGGTGATAATCCAGACGCACTACGAGGAAACTATCTTGATGGCGTAGTGTTAGACGAGATGGCTGATATGAAACCTCGACTGTTTGGAGAGATTATAAGGCCATTACTTACCGATAGAAACGGATTAAATGGTATTGAAACATGGGCTACCTTTATTGGAACTCCTAAAGGACATAACGGATTCTATGAGATATTCTCTAAGGCAGAACAACAACAGAATTGGTACGTTAAAGTCCTAAGAGCAAGTCAAACAAAGATATTGCCACAAGAAGAATTAGATGATGCTCGTAGCATGATGTCAGAAGATCAGTATGAAGCTGAATTTGAATGTAACTTTGAATCAGCGATTATGGGAGCATATTACGGCAAAGAGATGCGTCAGTTGACAGATGAAGGCAGAATAACAGACGTTGAGCATGAGCCTATGTTTAAAGTTCATACAGCATGGGACTTAGGCTATTCAGACGATACTGCAATTTGGTGGTATCAGGTCGTGCATGGAGAGATACGAGTATTGGACTATCACAGTTCCAATGGTGAAACGATAGATTACTATACAGACTTAATTCAACAGAAAAAACGTCAGTATGGATATGATTATGGAACACATTGGATACCACACGATGCTAGGGCAAAAACGCTTGCAAGTGGTGGAAAATCAATAATTGAACAAATTTCTAACAAAATTCCATTAGAATCGCTTAAAATAGTACCAAGTTTATCTATACAAGATGGTATTCAAGCAGCAAGGATGGCATTACAGCGTTCATGGTTTGACTATAAATGTATGGATGGTATTGAGTGTTTAAGGCAGTATCAACGTGAGTTTGATGAGGACAAGAAAGTCTTTAGAGATAAACCTAGACATGATTGGACTTCTCATGGAGCTGACGCTTGGAGGATGCTCAGTATTGCATGGAAAGATGAAGAAAAACCTATCACGAAAGACCACTCTATTCGTGGAGTTGCAATAGGACAAAATGAAGTAACTTTGGATGAATTATGGGCAGTAACGCCTAAAATAAGGAGTGGTAGAATATGAAGCACACTTATACCGATTGGTACAACAGAATCTTATCTTATGAACGTGCCTTTAAGAAATGGGAAGGTCGAGCTGATAAAATCCTCAAGCGTTATCGAGATGATTCAAGAACTCAAAACAATCCCAATGCTCGGTTCAATATTCTATTCTCCAACGTTCAAACAATAACTCCAGCAGTATTCGCAAGACTTCCTAGACCTGATGTAACTCGTAGATTTAAAGACAATGATCCAATAGGTCGAGTTGCCTGTCAGTTGCTTGAACGTGCTTTAGAGTTCGAATTAGAGCATTACAGCGACTATAAAACAGCGATGGATTCATCTGTATTTGACAGAATGATTGGTGGTCGTGGAACGGCTTGGGTGCGTTATGAGCCACATATCGTTGCTAGTCAACAAGGACTTCCTGAAGATGGTTTAGAAGTATCAGACGTTGTGGATGACATGGATGAAAACCATGAAAATCAAGCGTCAGAACCAGGTGAAATGCAAGAAGAAATCGAATATGAATGTGCGCCTGTAGATTACGTTCATTGGCGTGATTTTGGTCATTCAGTCGGTAGAACATGGGAAGAAGTAACTTGGGTATATCGTAAAGTTTACATGAATCGAGATGCCTTAGTAGAACGCTTTGGCGAAGAATTAGGCTATGAGATTCCATTAGACATGAAACCTGAAGAAGGTAAGTCTTATACTCAGAATCAGAATATGCCTGAACAGGCTCTTATTTATGAGATTTGGGATAAAGAAACAGGTGATGCTATTTGGCTATCGAAGTCAATGGGCAAGATTCTAGATGAGAAACCTGATCCATTGGAGTTAGAAGGATTCTTTCCTTGTCCGAAACCGTTATATTCAAACATTACGACTGAAAACTTAGAGCCGATTCCTGACTTTACAATGTATCAAGATCAAGCTAAAGAGTTAGATACTTTAGCAGACAGAATTGATGGCTTAATTAATGCTCTTAAAGTGCGTGGTGTATTCGATGCAAGTGCAAGCGAACTCAATCGTCTATTCTCTGAAGGCGAAAACAACACTTTAATACCAGTTAAAAATTGGGCTGCATTTGCTGAAAAACAAGGATTAAGAGGTGCGATTGATTTAGTTGATATTCAACCTTTTGCTAGTGCTTTGATGTCATGCTATCAAGCGATGGATCAAGTTAAAGGTCAAATCTATGAAATCATGGGTATTGCTGATATTCAGAGAGGACAGACTGATCCGAATGAAACGCTTGGTGCTCAGATAATTAAGTCTAACAACGCAGCTGGTCGATTAAAGACCATGCAACATAATGTTGTCAACTTTGCGACTAAGATACTGAATTTAAAAGCACAGATTATCTGTAAACACTTTACTGAAGAAACCATCATTAAGATTAGTGGTGCAAGTCAGTTAAGTGATCAGGATAAAGCATTAGTTCCACAGGCATTAATGCTGTTAAAAGATGAATCAGCTAAGAATTTCAGAATAGAAGTTACTTCTGATAGCATGATTTATCAAGATGAAATGCAAGAAAAGCAAGACAGAATGGAATTCTTGCAAGCTGTAGGTAATTTCATGCAAAACATCATTCCTTTAGGTCAAAATGCACCAGAACTTGTGCCAATGGCGATGGAAATGCTTAAATTTGGTGTAACAGGCTTTAAAGTTGGCAAAGGTTTAGAAGGTTTAATTGATGAAACTGCCGATAAATTGAAAGAAATGGCATTACAACCTAAACAACCACAGCAAAATCCTGAATTAATCAAGATTCAAGCACAAACTCAGGCAAAACAAGCAGAAATGCAACTTTCAGCACAGATTGAACAACAAAAATTACAAGCACAAGTCCAAGCTGAACAAGCAAAACAGCAAGCACAAGCTCAAGAAAACGCATTACGGAATCAATTAGAGCATGAAAGACAGCAAGCTGATCGTGAGATGGAAATGAAACTTGCTCAGATGAAGATGATGACTGAAAGAAATACACAGTTACTTCTTGCATACATTAATAATGGTGCAAAAGTAGAAGTAGCTCGTATCGGAGCATCAACAGACGATGGAGCAATGGCATTTAATGAGTATCAGAACGATGCTGATATGTTGCAAGCACAAGAACATCCATTAGCACCTATAGCTAATGCCATCAGTCAAAGTAATCAGCAAATGACAGATACCATTGGGCAACTTATTACTACTTTACAAAACCAACACGCAATGGCGAATCGACCGAAACAAGTCATTCGAGATGAACAAGGTAAAATCGTAGGAGTCCAGTAATGGCGATTACAGTCAAACATAGTAAAGTCAGTTTAATTCCTGACTCAGGTGATAACAACCTTGTTGAACCGTCAGATTGGAACGCAGACCACGTTTTAACAGGCACAATTCCAATAAGTAATGGTGGAACAGGTGCAAGTACGGCTAATGATGCATTTAACGCATTAGCACCTACACAAACAGGAAATAATGGTAAATACCTAACGACTGATGGCACTAATACATCATGGGCTGTTAATCCTTTAGGAACTGTTACAAGTGTTGCTACAGGAACAGGTTTGACAGGTGGCCCAATTACAACAAGTGGAACAATATCGTTTAGTAATTCAAGCGTAGGAACATGGGCAGCAACTCCATCATCTGCGAATCTAGCAAGTGCTATGACAGATGAAACAGGTAGTGGATTATTAGTATTTAATACAGCACCAACTTTAAATAATCCAACTATATCTAATTATCAAGCCTTTACTCCATCATCTGCACCAAGTTATGTTGAAGGTGAAGTTTGGTATGATTCTTCTTCCTATGCTCTTGCGTATTACAACAATACAACTAATAACATTGTCCATATTGGTCAAGAAATACAACAACAAGTCAGAAATTCGACTGGATCAACAATTACTAAAGGACAAGTTGTTTACATTTCTGGTTCAACAGGTCAAATTGGTAATATTATTCTTGCACAAGCTAATGCTTATATTAGTTCACAAGTTATTGGTGTAGCAAATCAAGATATTCCAAATAATACAAATGGATGGATTGTTACTCAAGGAACAGTAAGTAATATCAATACAAGTACGTTTACAGCTGGCAATCCTATTTATCTATCTGCGACAACAGCAGGTGCATTAACTCAAACTGAACCATCTACGCCAAATTATGCTGTTCACATGGGAGTTTGTTTATATTCCAATACGAATAACGGCAAAATATATATAAATCCTATTAATAAATCGATTGATACAGGTTATATTATTGGTCAAATTGCTATAGCTCAAGGTGGAACAAATAGCACAGCAACTCCGACTGCTGGAACAATAGCTTATGGAACAGGTAGTGCTTATGCATTTAATTCTGTAGGAACAACAGGTCAAGTATTAACTTCTCAAGGCACTTCAGCACCGACTTGGACAACACCAACAACAGGAACAGTTACAAGTGTTTCAGGAACAGCACCTATTAGCGTGGCAACAGGAACGACAACTCCTGCTATTTCTATAAGCCAAGCAACAACTAGTACGAATGGCTATTTAAGTTCTACAGATTGGAATACGTTTAATAATAAACAAGCAGCAGGAACGTATGTCAATTCTGTAAGTGGCACTTTAGGAAGAATTACATCAACAGGTGGTGTAACTCCTGTAATAGATTTAGCAAGTGGAGTCGCTACAGCAGGCACAACAGGTTCATCTACTTTAATTCCTGTAGTTACAATAGATACTTATGGTCGAGTAACTTCTATAACGACAGCATCTAATCCACAAGGAACGGTAACGTCAGTTAGTGGCACAGGAACAGTATCAGGTATATCACTTAGTGGCACAGTAACTTCTAGTGGCAATCTTACTTTAGGTGGTACATTAGACTTATCAAGTCCTCCAGCAATAGGTGGCACAACAGCTAACACGATTACAGGCACAACGATAACTGGCACAAAATTCGTTGGCATATCTGGTGGAACATTCTAATGTTTTCAACAGCTTTCCAAGCTAATGCGTTTCAAAACAATGCGTTTCAAATTTATATTGCTCCAAATACGATGGATATGCATGATGGCATATCTAAAGAAGAACTTAAACGTATTCGAGAAATACAAAAACAGTTAAGAAAAGCAGAAAATGAACGTAATCGTTTACGCATAGAAAAGATTAAAGCAAGAAAAGAAGCGATTGCTAATTTAGTTGATCCTAAAAAAGTTGCAAAAGTCGTTGAAAAGAAAGTAAAATTAATCGAACCTAAGATTGAGAAAGTCGAATTTGACATTCAAAGTCTAATGGATCAAAAAGACCGTATTATTCGTGAAATTGCATTACGTCAAGAACAAGCACGACTTCAGATGGAGTTTGCTATTTATGAAGCAAAACGTAAAGCAGAATTAGATGATGAGGAGGCCATATTACTACTAATATGACAGACAAAGAAATATATTTAGCTCATTGGATACCGACTTTAGGTGAAGAAGAAGCCTTAAAGTCATGGGAAGCCAAGTTAGAAATGACAAAACGTCAAGCTCCGATGGTTACTTCTGATATTGAGCCGTATCAATCACAAATTGATGGTTCATGGATAACATCACGTTCAAAACATCGCAATCACCTTAAAGAACATCGTTGTATAGAAGTAGGCAATGATGTGCCGATGAATCACAAAACAGTAGAAATTAGTAGGAAATCGCAAGAGCAACGCAAACGTGCAATAGCTGAAATAGCTTATGCAAAACTTAGGTATTAATCCGACAACTTGGAGAACAACATGGCAGATTTACGAACAGCACTAGAAGAAGCATTTGAGAAAAAAGATGAAATGATTGAAGATGTTGTAGAAGAACAACAGCCTGAAGAAGTCGTAGAAGAAATAGTCGAAGAACCAAAAAATGAGGTAGAGCAACCTACTGAAGAACAAATAGAAGAAGTTAAACCTGTTCAACGACCTACTACTTGGAAAAAAGAATATCTCAATATTTGGGATAAGCTAGAAAAGAATGAACCTGTAACTAAAGACGAGTTTACTAAGTTTGCTGAATATGCTAATCAGCGTGAAACAGAGTATAAAAAAGGCGTATCTGCTTACAAGAGTGAAGTAGATAGAATTAAACCTTTAGAAAACGCTATTGCACCATATAGACAGCATTTACAACAGCAAGGCATTAATGAAATTGCTTTAATAGATAACTTAGTAAAATCGCACTTTGTATTAGCTCAAGCACCTTATGAGCAAAAAGTACAGATGTTTAATAGACTTGCACAGGATTATGGCATACAATTAAACGGAAATCCTCAACAAACTGATCCTTATATTCAGCAGTTGATGAACCAGTTGAATATGGTAAATCAAGAAGTTGGAACAATTAAGAGTCGGTATGAACAGGAAGAACAAAATCGGTTGATGAATGAAATTAACCGAGTAGCAAGCGATGTGGAGAAGTTTCCACATTTTGAAACGGTTAGAGAGGACATGGCTCAATTACTTGAACGTGGATTAGCTCATAACCTTGAAACGGCTTATGCAAAAGCTGTGCGTATGAACGATGATGTATGGGCAGTAGAGCAAGAACGACTCCTTACTCAAGCGTCTAAACAGCAATCTAAGGCACAACAAGTAGCAAAGGCTAAAGCAACTGCTGTCAGTCCTCGTTCCGTTACTCCTAATGGCGTAGGTGGACAAACAGAAGCAAAGGATAGACGATCTATTCTTGAGAAAGAATTATCTCAAGCTATGGGTGGTCGAGTTTAATCTATTTTTTAAAGGAAAATATCATGACTTTTGCAAATAGTGCAATTACTGACATAATTGCAACAACAATCCAATCACGTTCAGGTGAATTGGCAGACAACTTAACACAAAACAACGCAATTCTGCAAAGACTTGAGCAAAAAGGCAATATCAAGCCATTCTCAGGTGGTAACGTAATTCTCCAAGAGATTATGTATAACGATCCAAATACTAACAACGCTAACTCTTATAGTGGCTACGAAGTATTGAACATTTCTCCTGATAGTCCAATTAGTGCTGCTCAGTTCTCTATTACTCAGTACGCAGATAGCGTAACCATGAGTGGTTTAGAAATGCTCCAAAACAGTTCTAAAGAAGCTATTATTGACTTGTTAGATGGTCGTATGCAAGTTTCTGAAGCTCGTTTGCTAAACCGTATCTCTGGCGACTTGTATCTTGATGGTACAGGTAACGGAGGAAAAAACATAACTGGACTGGCCGCTTGTGTCCCGGATAGTGCGTCCACAGGCACGTACGGTGGCATAAATCGTGCTAACTGGACTTTCTGGAGACCAACAGTAACGACTGGAACAACTGTTTCTGCAACTAACATTCAGGCTTTGATGACATCTACAGCTATTCAATTAGTTCGTGGTACAGATAAAGCAGACTTGATTGTTGCTGATAACAACTTCTATTCTTTCTATGTTCAATCTTTACAAGCGATTCAGCGTATTACAACTGAAGAATCAGGTGCAGCAGGTTTTGCTTCATTGAAATTCTACGGTGGAGGTACCAGTGCTGATGTCGTACTGGGAGGAGGTTACGGAAGTCAAGCTACTGCTAATCACATGTGGTTCTTGAATACTGATTACATTTTCTTAAGACCTCATAAAGAACGTAATTTTGTTCCTATTGGTGGCGAAAGACAAGCGATCAATCAAGACGCTATCGTTAAATTGTATGGTTGGGCCGGCAATCTTACTTGCTCTAACCAGTTCCTACAAGGTTTGTTAATTAACTAATTTGTCCATATAGAAAGGAAATTATCATGGCATATTCAATAACTCCAACGGCTGGTATCGACTTAGTTAATCTAACCAATACCAATACTAACTCTGCTGGTACAGCAATTCCTGTAAATGGCCCATTAGGTGCAGAAGTATTTGGCTCTGATGGTAAGCGTTACGTTTTTGCAAAAGCTAATGCAAGTATTTCAGCATCAACAACAACTTGCACTATCAATACATCGACATTTCTAGTAACAGCTACAGGTGGTTCTTATACATCACCAGCTACTGCTATGGTATCAGGCGATTACGGATGGTTTTCAGCAGCATCTGTTTAATGTAGTATATGGGAGTAGCTCACAAGGCTACTCCTTTTTTTTAACAACCTAACCACTTAGGAGAATTAAAATGGCAATAGAATCAGATATCAGTAATGCAGATACACGATTAGCAGTAAAGTTTGAAAAGCGTGAAGTTCAAGATATGGTCAAAACCTTAGAAGAAAACAGACCAATATTCAAAGAAGTTGTATTTATTAAGATAGCCGTTCCAGGCGATGCTCTCACAGAAATTGATAGACCAATGTACGAACACGACAAAAATCGTTTTCCGTTACAATGGGCTAGTTATCTCAATCGTCAAGGTGAAGAACAGAATTATTCAGGCACATCTTTAAAAGAATGGCCATTAATTACTAAATCGCAAGCAGAAGAACTGAGAGGATTAAAGTTTCATACCGTAGAATCAATCGCTATGGCAACAGATCAAGCTATACAAAAGATTGGAATGTTAGCAGGTATGAGTCCATATTCTTTTAGAGAAAAAGCTCAATCTTTCTTAAAAATGGCTAAAGAAGGTGCTGATGTTAGTGCTAGAGAAGCCGAATTAAACGCATTAAAAGAAGAAAACGCTAAAATTAAGGCTGAAGCTGAAGAAAAGTACCAAAAGCAACAGGCACAAATTGAAGCATTAATGACGATGATGGCTGAAAAAAAACGAGGTCGTAAGCCAAAAGAAGTTGAATCTGTAGAATAAATTGTTATAATTAATTAACGCTGATTACTTGGCATAAAATCAATGTAAAGGATTAAATATGTCAAGTACCATGCTTCAATTAATGCAAGAAGTATCAAACGAATTGGGACTTGTTGCTCCTACTTATGTAGCTGGTAACACTTCCCAAGAAGTTGTACAGTTGCTTGCTTTGATGAATCGTGCAGGTTATAACTTAACCAAAGAGTACGATTGGCGAATCTTAGAAAAAGAATATCGTTTTTACACACAAGCAATTACAACAACTGGCGATGTCATTAATGGCTCTTACACTTTATTAAATGTAGGCAATACCACAGGCATTGATAATAAATGGCAAGTAACAGGTACAGGCATACCTCAAGACTGTTTTGTTGTATCTGTGAATGGTTCTAGCGTTACATTAAATCAACCTGCACAATCGTCAGGAGTAGCCGTAAGTCTTACGTTTGGACAAATGAAATATGATTTACCTCCTGATTACGAAACCATTACGGATAGAACGCAATGGGACAAGACAAAACATTGGGAAATGTTAGGGCCAGAAGATGCTCAACAATGGCAATGGTTAAAGTCAGGTTATATCTCAACAGGGCCACGAGTTCGTTGGAGAATATTAGGTAAGTATTTTCAAATATGGCCTGTAATGAACACATCGGAGTATTTAGGATATGAATATAGATCAAAAGGATGGGTTGAAGCAGATAATGGCGATGTTAAAAACTCATTTACAGCAGATACAGACACAAGCCTATTCGATGACACAATCATGGTTTTGGCTACTAAACTCAAGTTTTTTCAAATTAAAAACTTTGATACAACGTCTTTACAACAAGATTATGACAGGTATTTAAGCGTAGCAAAAGCAAACGATAAAGGTAGTGCAACACTCAGTTTTGCTCCTTATCCAAGTAAAGTGCTTATTGGGTATGCTAATCTTCCTGATACCAACTACGGAAGTTAATCAGAATGTTGCCATCTTTTACCATTCTTAATACGGCTTATCATGCTTTCAGCAATATTGTAATCTTGTGCTATCAAGCGTTGAAGTCTGTCATCTTTACGAATGGCTTTAACTTGTTCCAAAGTAAGTTTAGAAGTTCCACAGCGTTCGCCACGATTACTTGTTCCATGTTTAATTCTATCGTGTATATTGCTAGTGTGAGTATCCCAACGAAGATTGCTCAAATGATTATTAAGAGAATTGCCATCATTATGACAACATTCCATGCCTTCTGGACATTTGCCAACAAACGCTTCCAATACAAGTTTATGAACACGAACAACATTTTGTTTGTTGTTTTTCCAAAGATTTACAAAAAGTCTATTAGTTGTTTTGTCAAAACTAATTTTTTTAAGTTTATTTGATTTTAAAGAACGAATATTTCCATGATCAGAAACTTCATAAATGTCTTCAAAACCAACGATAGGCTTCCATTGTTCCATGATATATTTCCCATTAACCTGATATGGGTATTATAACATGATTCCACAAAAAGGCTCGGCAAGAACAGCGTCTATTCCAGCTCCTATTGGTGGTTGGAACGCAAGAGATTCATTAGCCAATATGAATCCAATGGATGCTGTAACGATGCTAAATTGGTTTCCTACACCATCGGATATTCAGTTTCGTAAAGGTTATTCTAAGCGTTGCACAGGATTTTCAGGTAAAGCTAATTCTTTAATGAATTGGGCTGGGCCATCAAGTCAAATTATGTTTGCAGCAGTAGGTTCAGTTATTTATAACGTGCAAGGAACAACAGCTACAAGCGTTATAACAGGCTTAGGAAGCGATAAATGGCAACACGTTAATATCACAACGTCAGGTGGACATTATCTCGTTATATGTAACGGTGTCGATGCTGTACGAGTATTTGATGGAACTTCTTGGACAACACCAACGATTACAGGTGTAACTTCATCTAATTTGATAAATGTTAATTTGTTTAAAGATAGGCTTTATTTTACTGAAAAAGACACATTAAAAGTATGGTATCTACCTGTAAGCTCAATAGCAGGTGCAGCAAGTGCATTAGATTTTGGTGCAATAGCTCGAAATGGTGGCTATTTACAAGCGATGGGAACATGGACATTAGATGCTGGTCAAGGTGCTGACGATTATGCTGTATTTGCTACAAGTATGGGTGAAATTATCGTTTATAACGGTACTGATCCAACAGATGCAGCGACATGGGCATTAAAAGGTGTATGGCAATTAGGCCAGACCTTTAATCGTAGATGCTTTTATAAATGGTCAGGTGATTTACTGTTATTAACGCAAGATGGATTAGTTCCTTTAGCGTCTGCTTTACAGTCATCACGATTAGACCCAAGAGTTAATCTTACGGACAAAATTTATTATGCAGTAAGTTTAGCAGCGACAACGTATTCATCACTATTTGGATGGCAAATCATTTATTTTGCTAGTGAAAATATGCTGATATTGAATATTCCGACTTCGATTGGAATGGAACAATACGTTATGCATACGATTACAAAGTCATGGGCTAGATTCTCAGGATTCCAAGCGTATTGTTTTGAAATACAGAACGACAGAATTTATTTTGGTTCTGATGGCTATATAGGTAAGTTTTGGGATACCAACGCTGATAATGGTACAAACATAACAGGTCAAGTTCAGCAAGCCTATAATTACTTTGAGTTGCGTGGACAACAAAAACGCTTCACTTTAGCACGACCTATTCTTCTTACGGACAATGGCGTACCATCTATTTTAATTAACGTCAGTACAGACTTTCAAGAACAGAATAATTTAGGTGCTGTTCAGTTCAATCCTGGTGCTTATGCAGTCGGTTTATGGGATAACTCATTATGGGATCAAGCCACATGGGGTGGAACATTAACGGTGAATAAAGATTGGCAAGGAATTACAGGTTTAGGCTACTGTGCAGGACTTAACTTGAGTATTGCATCGCAAAATATTGAAGTGCATTGGGCTTCTACCGACATAGTATTTGAAACAGGTGGAGTTTTATAGTTTTTTAGTAAAAAATCAAGTAAACTAACGGTATTGACCGAATACTTGGTTTTTCTTAATGGAGAAAAATATGGGTTTATTTGATCAAAGCACACCGTTAATGTCAGGAATGGCATCAGTACCTAATACGCAATTACCGACAACAGGTCAAACTACGCCAGCGTCAAATCCGTTTGGTTCTAATCCATTTATGGGTTCGACAAATCCTTATATACAAGCTGCACAACAAACAGCTCAAGGCAATATACAGTCAGCACAAGCTGCAACTGCTGCAAATCGTGTTAATCAAGCAACACCTTATGGAAACTTGCAATATTCACAAACAGGCACAGATGCTAACGGTAATCCTATTTGGACAGCAAATCAGACATTATCACAGCCATTAGAGAACTTAACGAATACTTCTTTAAGTAACTTACAACAAAGTTTAAATACTCCGATGTATGGCATTAATCCAGGACAAACGTATTCTGATGCGATTATGTCTAGATTACAGCCACAAATTGCACATCAAAATGAAATGTCAGATCAAGCATTAGCAAATCAAGGCATTATGCCAGGCTCACAAGCCTATGAGAACGCTAAACGTGTATTAGGTCAGCAACAAAACGATTTACTAACAAGTGCCATCATTGGTGGCATGAATACAGGATTAGCAGCACAAGGACTACAGAATACAACTGCAGCGAATGTAAAGGCTTTGGGAACTCCAAATTATGTGAATCCTGTACAGCAAGCAACTGTGGCTGCACCTGACTATTTAGGAGCATATTCAACAGCCAACGCAGCCGATATTGCTAAAGCTAACGCTGATTTAGCACGTCAAAACGCATTAACAACAGGACTTGTTGGACTAGGTTCAAGTGCTTTATTAGGTGGCACAGGTCAAGGAAGTGTATTAAATACAATCGGTGGTGGATTATCTGACTTGTATAAATACTTTAATTCGCTTAATCCTGCAATAGCATCAGGTCAAACTCCTGCATACAACGCTATGACAGGTTTAACAGGTAATGAAATAGGTAATTTAGATTACTTTAATGCTAATCCGACTGACACAAGTTATTTAGATAGTTTAATAAACTTTTAATATGTCAAATGCCACAATAGATTCTTATGTTCAACAATATTTTGGTGATAATGCTCCACCAGCATTAGCTGATGTTGCAACGTCAAAAGGATTAGCAATTCCATTAGGAATTTCTGGAAGACCAAATGCAAACATAACCAATAATGTAGCTAAAAATTACATAGAAAATTTAGCTAATACAGGCGATTTTCAAAATTATTATAACGATGCCACAAATGTAT